TTCAAAGATGCCCAGCGCCATTTTAAGTGAGGTAGGTGTGATCGGCTGGCGGTTCTTTTCCTCTATGCCCATCTCATGCTTAATATCATTTTTCTTAGCCACGATCTCAATGTAACGAGCTAATGGCCCTGACATGAGGATGGCTAGATCGATAGGGAATTTACCTTTAGAAATCCCCTGCATTAGCAATGATGAAACAACAGTAGTAATAGGCAAACCTATCTCTAGCATAGAGTATGTAAGCTCTGCCTGATCTTGCTCAGAAAGCTTTTCAATCAGATAGTCTACGCCATCATCATAGTCGGTAATCTCTGGGGGTCTGTGCCACGGATAGTTGCGAGTATCCGAGGTAAAGTTCTCACCAGGAATAGGAGCATCAAACATTTTAAGCATCGTCATCTATCTCCTCTTCGTCTTCTTCCACCTCATCAAAGTCGCCATCTTCTAAGGCTTCTTCATAGGCATCAAAGTAAGCAGGGGTGTAGAATATCTTCCCTTGCTCAGTGACATTACCTGTCTCCTCCGCCATCTTTCCGTCTAGGAAAGCTCGGATAGACTTAACGACTGCTTCTTCAAATTTCATTGTGGCAACTTCCTGTAGTTAATACGCAGGTGACCATCCTCGCCTACCTTCACAGCTTGCGGATATTTCCGTGCTACCTCTTGCGCTAAGTAGCCTTTATTGCGCTGACCTTTGGCAATCTTGCCGCCTTCTTCAGTCCAATCCCATTCGTATAGACCTAAGCCGTTTTTAGCTGTGCCCGTCTTACGAATGTTTTCTTTAAGGGCGGTATCTGAAAGCCCTAAAATAGAAGTCCAATCAAGGCTCCCTGCTATAGCTCCACCAATAGTACCTAGGAACCCAAATAGACCGCCGCTGCTATTGCTTGCTTGCTGCCCTGCCTGCGCTTGGATCTGCGCTACTAGAACTGCACGATCACGATCTGCTTCATTCTCTGCGGCCTTGAACAGATAATCTAGCTGTGCATCAACCCTATCCCACATGCGATTTAAGCCTTCTTGAGACAGGTCTAGAAGGTTCTTAACGTCAGTGTTTGCAGCATCAAACTTCATCTCTGTATTCGTCTCTACGACGGTCTGACGCCACTTAGCGTTGGAAAGATCGATGTTGTATTGCATGTCGGCGTAGAACTGATCACGATCATTCTCAATTTTGGTATTAAACTCAGAAGCATCGTTGATCTCGCCAGCATTAAAACGCTTCATTTCGTTTGCAGCTAAAGACGTAGCTTCGTTAGCCCGCATAATCAGGCCGTCATAATACTTAGCCATATCGTTTTCTTGTTCTGCAGAGAACAGGCGCTGGGCATTGGTAGCCTTCTGATCTTCAAACAGAGCGTCAATACGGGCCTTCTTGTTGATGACCTCGGCTTGCTGTTTGTTCTCTAAGTTTTGCAGATCCATCGTGAAGAAGGTCTGAGCGTTTTGAATAGCTGCAGCTTCACGGGCATCCATGTTAGCTAACTCAAACTTAGACAGGGTATTAGCTTTGTTGATAAAAGCTTCCTGCTTATTGTCTAAGTTCTTGATAGTTAGCGTCTGGAAAAACGAGGCTTCTTTTTCTGCAATACCTAATGTGCTTTCCATCAGGGCGTTAGACAAAGCTGCCGTAGCCGCCGTTCCTGTCATACCCTTAAATGCAATACTCTTTTGTACATTACGAGCAGTGGATTGCGCCCAACTAGGTATCTTAGGATTACCCTGCCCATCCTTAAACTCGGCAGAAATAATCTTCATCTGCCCCATAATCGTGGACTTTGAGTCAGTGTAGTTACCTTCGCCTAGCTTATCTGCCAGCAATTTACCTGCAACTGTAGTGGTATCGATAATGCGGCTGATGTCCTGCGTAGCGTACTGGTTAAGAGCCTCGCCTACATAGTTGGTTGTACCATCGGCGTTAGTACCCGTGGCTACACCTTCCATGTCTATAAGGTAGCCATTAGCATCTACCAGTGCGGCGTCTTTAACCTCACCCGTTACAGGGTCTACCAGATTAGCAGGATCTGACACATCACCTAAAACCGTCTCTGCGGTGTAAGAGGCAGCGTCCTTAGCATCTGGGGCTGTTGTAGCTGTAGCACCGTCTACCGTTGACGCAGTGTAACTAGGATCATCGCCTTGCTGGTAAATATCTTTATTGCCATCGATGTTTGTACCTGTAGCATCCGCATCCATTGTAGGAATTTTGTTGGTCAGGTTTATGCCACGATCATCTAAAAATTTCTTAGGGTCAGTGAGCATAGTATTTATCTGCTCATTAGATGCATCCATACCCGACTCTGCTAAAAGTTCAGTAAGTGCATCCCCATCATATGTACCTGTTTCAATCTCGTTTGTAATTACAACACCTGCAGAAATAGCCTCTGCGAGTTGGGGGTCACTAGATGATAATTCTGCCAGCTTACTGTAATCTGTGTTGTCGTATATAGCACCGTCTGTACCTACACGAACATCATATGGAAGTCCTAGTTTGTTAAAACTATACTGTGTTCCATCGGTACGGGTATAAACGGCAGTGCCATTATACGTCTCCATTTTATCAGAAGATGGATCTGCCCCGCCTAGCCACGTTAAAGCCTTACCGAGCAGGGTATTAGACATAAAACCTGCTTCTCCTGAGATAGCATCATTGTCTATGCCTGTGATGTAGCCGTTGTCATCAGTAGTATAATATTTAGGATCCCAGAAATATCCCGCAGAACCATCTGTATTAGGGCCTTGGTATTCGTACCCATCAGGGCCTGTACTGTCTCCAATTACGCTACCACCGCTGGTAATAACAACATCATCACTGTCATCGTTTGGATCACCGTAATCTATACTATACCCAGCACTACCGTCTAGGTTTGGGCCTTGGTAAGCGTTATCATCGTCATAATCGTTAACTAGATTCCCGCCAACGTATGATGTTCCATCACTAGGCGTGAAAGTATTAGCTACACTCTGCTCGAAAGTGTTTCCGCCACCAAAGGTATCTGCCCAAAAGCCCATTAGATTTTATCCTTTTCTCTTTCACATGTGCGGATACGGTCACGTAGCTTCGCATAATCTGTGATAACCATCGGAATGGTTGTGTAGCCTTCGTCTAAGGCGTCCAGTTCGTCTGCTAATGCTCGGTTAGATGCAGGAGAGTATTGCTCCATAGGTGGGCAATACACTTCCAGCTTAGTCCTATAGACCGTTCCCTCGCAGGCGGTCAGTAAGACTACGGCGATCAGTAATAGTATCGTCTTCATGTTCTGCCATCGCTTTATAAAAATCAGACGTTTTCTTCTGCGCCTGTAGATCGTCCCGCAGGACTTTATTCTTTTCTTTTGCAGCGCCTTTGACCTTGCCCATCACGTAAATGATAGGCAGGGCCAGAGCTAAAGCGCCGATAATGTATGTCTTGATCTTTCCAAAGATGAACATCAGTGGACGCCTTCTTTATGATCCTTAAATCGGGCATAGGCAGCTAAGGCGATACCGCCGACTGCACATAGCAGGAAGATAAGCTTTAAGCTCTCAGCATAGGCTACAAGCCCCTGTAGCTGCCCTGCCATCTCGTTAAGACCAGTAGCTGCACCAGCTATACCTACCCCTGCCATAGTCTTAGATTTAGCCAGTGGCTTAGGGGCTGCAGCGGATATCTTCTGCGGGGCCACAGGGCCACCGTCATCCGCTGGTAGTTTAGCATCTGAGGAGAAGATAGCTGCTTCTGCAGACCGCCTACGAGTGAGGCCTTTGAGCGGCGTAAGCTGCCCATTAACTCTAGCCTTATTCCAGCGCATAAGTTGCTCTGGTACATCGTCGTATTTTCCTTGATTTAAAAGGCGCAGAAGCGAACTGCTACGGAAGTTACCGCCGCCGAGGTTGAATACGAATGACACCAAACTGTCGAACTGGCCTTGGGTCAGAGGTACAGTGACGTACTGCTTAACAATGTCTGCATGTTCACGGATATCGTTTAACAGCCGAAGCTCTGCTTCCTCTTTGGTAATCTTCATACCAGAGCGGACGCCCTTGCACGAGCCAAAACCAATCGTCCAACGGTTAGCTGGACAACGATATGAGCTAATCATACCGTCTGGTTGTACTTTATGTAGACCTTCAAAACGCTTGATGAGATCTACGCCTTCTTGTGATACTGCTTGTGGGTGCATATTTATACCGTTTGTGAATAGGGTGACATGAAACCTGACGTTGGTACGTTAGGCTGTCCCTGACGTGGGCTTGCCTGCATGGCAGGACTTAAATTACCCATTGAAACACTAGCACCTGGCATTGCCTCTATACTGGCGAGATCCCCCAATGCCTTGTTGATGTTAATAACATTCTGACCGATAGCATTACCTGTCTGATCGAATGCCCGTAGCATCAAATTACCATTTACATCGATAGAGCGTTGAACGGCATTACCATTCTCATCAACAGTCTCTTTGATAAGCTCACCATTATCATCAAACGCACCACCAAGCTGGTAGAACTCTTGGCGCATACCCATATCCAGATCCGTCATCTGTGACGCTACATCTGCAATGTCACGAACCTGAGTATCCATAACACCTGCAGTGGCATCAAACCCTGTATCTATCTGGCTTTGTGTCTGCTCAAACTGTGATTGTTGCTCCTGAGACATCTCAGACATCATGCCTTCTTGCTGCCCGAAGCTATCCTGAACTCCTTCAAAGCCTTGCTGAATGCTACCCTGAATGGTGTCTAGCTGACCTAGACCTGACATTACGTCGTTCACGTTCAGGCTAGTTTCACCTAACAAGTTACCCTGATCGTCGA